GGACCCAAAGGGTAATCCTAAGACTGCAAAGTATGTGCAGGATATGATGGGGAGGCTTGGAGCTACGCCTGCGGCTGCGAATGATGTAACAGCTATTCCAGCGAACGATACTACCTTACCCATTAACGGCAAAACCGGCGTCCCCGCGCTCGATTTAATCGACGCCCAGCAACGATTCCACGTTCTCGCAATGGCCCGTGAAGAATTTCGCCGTCGCGACACCCAGGACAAAACTGACGTAGAAGTTCGCCACCAAAACTCTCTCGCGCAAGCAGATGCAGGTGTGGCCGTCACCAACCCACCTACACATGATGACTACATTCGCGCCTGGGGCCCGAATATTGGTCCACAGAAAGAAGAAGAACTCAACGCACAGAAGCGTCTCGGAACCTTTAAAAAGAGTATGAACACTCTTCCTGATGCACAGATTGCAGCACAGGTTGCTGCACTGAAGCCCAAGAACCCAGATACTTTCGCCGTGGACTCAAAGGCGTATGCCGAGGCACAGCAGGCCGCATCACAAATAATTTCTGCAAGGCAGACGGATGCCGCTGGCTACGTGATCGGAAACTATCCCGGCGTGAAGGAAGCTTGGCAGGGCGCGAATGATCCTAACAGCCGGCAAAAGGCGTATACCGCGATGAATACTGCGTATACAAATCTCGGTACACCAGCCATCGACCGTAAGCCGATGACGAAAGAGCAGGCCGCGAACATGAAAGAGCAGTTCGAAATCATGCCGGATGCGCAAAAGCTGGCGACTATTCGAAGCTGGCAAAATGAAATGGGGCCGCTCTTTCCTCAAGGTATGCGACAGCTTTCAGACTCTGGCCTCGGAGTGGAGACGTACCTTGCGGATACGATGAAGACAACTCCAAGCTATGCTGGTACTGCGGTGAGAGTTCTGCAGGGACTGCGGATTATGAAAGAAAATCCCGCACTCATGCCCGATGAAAAAATATTCAACAACGTCTTCGCTTCAACCATTAATCCGCAAACTCAAGTTAAAATCGCACCAGCTGATATGGGCGCGGTAAAGAAAGCGGCGCTTGCCCTTTATGTAGCTGATGGTGGGCAGCCCGGTGGAGTTCCGGATGCGGGTTATCTTCGCCAGGCCCTCGGCGGTGATAAGAATAATTCCGATACTGGTTGGATGAATGGCGGGCTTGGGTTCCAGACGATTTTGCCTGCTGGCGTGACCGGCCATCTCTTTACAAACTGGAAGAATGGGTTGACTGGTAATGACTTGCTTCATCTTGGTGGCGGAGATTACCCCCGGTACGGTTCGGGTGTTTATGCACCAGCAGCAGCGATCGTGAATAACGGTGTCTTTGTAAAGCGTGCGCCTGATCGCTACGAAATCCACATGATGCCAGACGGCGGCACCCTCCGTAATAAAGACGGCTCCCCGTACATCATGGTAATCACTCCCGATCAGGTAAGGAAGCATTTCTAATGTGGCAGGATCCTTACGATTTATCTCTTGGAGTAGACTCGCCGGCGGCCGCTGAGCCTGCAGGGCCGACGAATTTGTGGCAGGATTTTAAGCATAGCTTTCAATCAACCTTTAACTACAATGAGCTTGATTCTTCCACGGCATTTACATCTGAACTTTACGATCGTATCTACGAAAACGATCAGCGCATAGCTCAGATGATGCCAAACTATAGGCCACCGATTAGCGAAGTGACTCCCGAAGATCTTATGGTTATGTCCTCACAGTTCACTGACCAGGACATGACTCCAGCTTACGTAACGCAGGCACAACGTTCGGCAGCGCTCGCGAAGTATAAAATCTACGAAGCGAACATGGAGGAACTTCAAAAGAAGTTTCCGGCCGAGGTCCGAACCTTTTCGGATATGTTTAATGATGTGAAAGCTGCGCGGGAGAAAGCATTTCAAGATGTGCAAAGTGCGAGCCAGGGTTCCGGGTTTGCTGGAACCGTCGGCGGATTTTTTGGCGGGGCCGCCTCGCAGTTTGATGCTACCCGTAATCCCTTGCAGTTTGCGAGCCTTTTTGCTGGTGGTTTCGGAAAGGCTGCAGCTACGCGAATTGCAACCGAGGCCGGAGTATTTGGTACAGGGCAAGTAGTGCAGGACGCACTTTTCACGCAACCTGCGAGGCAGGCATTTAATGAACCTAACGTGAACTACGTCGAAGATTTTGCCACGGCCGCGCTTTTCGGTGGGCTGTTCCGCGGAGTTCATGAAGGAGCAGCGCCAGCATTTCGCGCACTGGAAGATAAGATAGCGCCGGGACGTGGATTTGCGAGGGCGCTCGAGGAAGATGTGCGCGCTTGGCATCCAACAGAGGACTCATTTAATTTAGATAATCCTACGGGACGAGCGGGCGCCGCGATCTTTTCTCACGACGAGGCCTTGCGCGCTGAGAACCCCTACGGAAACTCCGATGAAGGAATGGCTCGGTTTGTTCGTGATCTGGATCAGATAGATCAAAGTTATACGACCGGTGAACCTCCTGTTGATCCTAACCCGAGAGTACCTGGAGATATTCGAACCGCGACGGTCGATCGTAGTTTACTTCAAATTGAAGCGCCCGAAGTTTTTCAGCGACTAACTTCGGCCGAGGCTAAGCTCGACGAAGCTACGGGAGTGGCGAAGACTATCTCAGACTCAATCGATAATCGAAGTGTTGGAGATATCGCGGCGCACTTTCTTGATAAAGATACGTCGAATCTTATCAAGTCGCTGGAAAGCGATATGAATGATGTGAAGGCTAGACAAGAAGTTCGGGCCGCCGCTGAAAAACAATTAAATACAATCGTAGAGTCCATCGGCCCCGATCGTTTTATTCAGGCTGCGAATGATTCACTTATCAAACCAAAGTTTGAATTACGGACTGCGCGTGGAGCGGAGAAGGCCGCGAGGCAGGAGTTCAATGCGGCAGCTCGAGATGCGTTTGATGAACTGGACCGGATTAAGTCTCGGAAAGAAGCGGCCGCGCTAGTGGAACATGCGAAGGCGGTAGAGGCTGCAAAGCCAGTAACTGTCAACGATAGTCCCGCCCCACTTACTCGTGAAAGTACTGAGGCTGCTGTGAAGTCTACAGAAGTAGTGAATGATGAGTTGCCAAAGATAGTCGAAAGTAGTGCTGAAAAGGAAAAGACGGCTCTTGCTGAACCCGCCGAAGGCGAGCCTAAACCTATTACTTTCTCCTTACCAAACGGCGACGAAGTTCACCTCGACTTCAAAATCGACGACGAAGGAACTCCCCGAACCGTTCGTGAACTTCTTTCATCACTGCAAGATGAAGATGCCATGCTCGCTGCTATGAAGGTTTGCACGCTATGAGTTTTCTTGATTGCATTAAATCGGCGGTTGAAGCTGGATCGATTAAACCCGAGAAGGGCGTGCAGGCGCAAGCTGAATGGCAGGCGGCGTATGATAAAGCTATCGCAGATGGGCTGTCGGAAGATGGCGCGCACGCAGCAGCCGGCATCGCCGCCGTGGATACGGTGACGAAATCTACTGGCGACAAGCGCTGGCAGAAAATCAATACCATTGAAAAGCAGCATCGGCTTTATCGCCGGTTGGAGAATATGAAGGATATCCGGAAGGAATCCTACGATGTAATGCGCGATGTGAATATTGCTCAAGATCGTAACCTGGGCGTAGCTATGTCGCATATCGATGCGTTGCTAGATAAGTACGGTACGAAAGGGCTTGGCTGGCGGTCGATTAAGAACCTTGACAACGTAGTCGAAGAAGCCTACGCTCCCGGTTCCACTAAAGATAAAGCCGCCGAGTCCATGGCGAAATCTGTAAAGGATCTTTTCGAATGGCTGAATAAGCGCGCGAATATGGAAGGGGCTTCAATCCATACGAATGAACTATGGCGACTGCCACAACGGTTTGACCGCCTAAAGGTTCGACAATTTACGCGCGAAGAGTTCGCGGCCCGGATGGAGTCACTTGGTGACTGGGACGTTATTAAGTATAATGGTAAGCTAGTTCCAGAAGCTAATCGTCGTGAAGTGCTCATGCACATGTACGATAACATTCGGGGAGATGGGCCGAAGATTGAACCGGGTCAATCAAAGGGTTCCGCGAACATCGCTACGAGGCTTAACGAGCAACGTTTCTTTTACTATAAAGATGCTAAGTCCTATCTCGCCTCGATGAAGGACTTTGGGGCCGGGAATGTTTACGACCAGATCCTGGGCACGATCCACATTATGTCGCGAGATATCGCGATGATGGAGACGTTCGGTCCTAACTCGCAATCTGGCTTTAACTTCATGAAGCGAATGGTGGAGGATCAGGGGCGGACGTTGGAACTGGCCTCGGATGGGAGTAAGCGAAAGAGTGTTATTAAGACGCGGAATGAAACGCTTTCGGCTCTTGATGATCAGTATAAGTTGTTAGCTGGTCACGTAGTGGGACCCGAGGAAAATCTTCCAGCGCTGTATGCGAATAATGCTATGGGATTTGTGAAAGCGCCTTTGCTTTCCGGGGTGCTTCTCGCGTCCTTTCCAGATATCGCAGCGGTGAAGTCGCTGAGCCATGCGGTTGCGGGATTGCCGACAACAGGTTTCATGCGGAGTTACGTAAAGAACTTCTTGCTCAATCCGAAGGATTTTCGCCAGTCCGCCATTCGCTCTGGCCTTATCGCGCATAACCTCATCTCCATGTCACATACCTACGCAAAGTTTCATGGACCACTGGAGGGGAGTAAGTGGGTTCAGCATTGGGCCGATTTTCATTCACGGATCGGCTTGGCAACGCATCATAACCAGGTGGTGCAGAATGCCTACGGTATGGAGGCGATGGGGGAATTTGCGGAGCAAGCCAAGAAGAAGTTTGACGATACTCCGTTCTCAACTCAGATGGCGGCGAGAGGTATTACTGAAGCTGATTGGGACCATTTCCGCGCACAGGCCATTCATGATCCCGGCGGCTTTCATCAGCTTCGGCCGATTGATCTCATCAACTCTATTGAAGGGGACGCTAAGCATAATATTAGGGTAGGTGAGAAGTTCCAAGATTACCTTATCTGGGCCACGCATCAGTCTTTCCCAAATCCTGATGTGGTTATTCGTCAAATGCGAGGTGATGCCAATTCACCGGCGACTGTAGCTGGTGTTGCCCTTCGGGGTATTATGACCTTTCGAAGTTATCCGCTGACGATCATGACAAATCAGCTTGGGGCCATCGCACGCCTTCCAACGTCTGGTTCGTCTATTAAAGCTTTTGCGAAATTCGCTTTGATGATGACTCTCTTTGGTGCAGCTTCGATGCAAATGAAAGCATTGAAGGATGGGAAGGATTTGTATGATCCCACTGATCCGACATTCTGGGCGGCGTCAATTGCCAATGGCGGTAGCTTCGGTCTTGCCGGTGACATGATTTATAACTCAATTAAGGGCGGTAGCCTTTCAAAAGCTATTGCCACACCTTACGGCCAAGCCCTGGACGCAACCGTCCGCCCGCTTGGTGATCTCTTCCAGTCAGCTAAAAACAAATTCGGTATCGGCCAGTTTAAAGAAACTCACGCCACTCGCGATGCAGTGAAACTTGCAGCGACATATGGTCCCCAGACGTGGTGGCTTAAGCTCTTGATGGAACGGTATTTTTATGATACCATCCTTCAAAGCGGCGACCCCGCCGCGTTCGCGGAAAAACAGCGTCGAGTAATTCAACAGTCACAAGACACTGGTCAGCAAATGTGGTGGGCGCCTGGGCAAGCGCCGAGGGCTCCACAAGTAAGTCACAAGCCGAGTTAAGTATGGCTTTGGGAAGTCGTGCACACAACCATATCCCACTCAAGGATTAACTCATGACTGTAGCTACCCCCGTTTCTTCTGTGGTCCATATAGGTAATGGGGTAAGTGTAAACTTTCCCTATTCATTTCGTATCCCCGATCCAGATTATGTGAAGATTTCTATTCGAGATAAAGCTACGCATCTGGTTACGAAAGTGCTAGACGTTACAGAGTATACGATCACGGGTACGACGTGGACTAACTATGCGGGCGGGATTGTTACGTACTCTCCAGCGATTACCGCGGATCAAGAGATTGTGATTGAGCGGATTGTAACCGTAGATCAGCAACTGGATATTAATAATCAAGGCGGTTTCTACGCGGATTCAATCGAGCAAGCTTTTGATAAGCTAACGATGATTGATCAGGAACATGCTTCGGATTTGGCTCGTGCAATCGTAGCACCCGTTGGTGAAACCGTTCCAGATCTTCCTTCATTAAATACCGCGGATGGTAAGGTTCTTGGATACTCTGATGGTGGATTTGTTTGGGTAGCGAATGATGCAGCTGCAGTAGCCGCTGATGTGTTGGCCGCGCAACTTGCTGCTACAGCGGCCGCAGCATCAGAAACACAGACGGGGCTAGATGTAGCTGCGATTGAAACTTTGTTTTCAGTCCTGCCAGTTCGATATAATAAATTAGTAGATACAACGAGGACTGCAACGACGACACTTGTCGCTGATCCTGATCTTCAAATTCCCCTTGCGGCTAACTCCCTTACAAATATCAAGGGGGAAATTCGCTATACAACCACGGATGCTGGCGATTTCAAATATCGCCACACCGGACCGGCGGCCCCGACTCGTGTACGAGTTGATCGGCGCGCAATCGCCCCTGGTGCTACTGCAGACAGTGGAATCGCAATTGATACTGCGTTTAGCGCAGGTGACGTAGTTATAGATGGGGGCACCGGTTCAGGTGTAATTAAGATTGACGCCTTTGTTCAGAATGGCGCGAACGCAGGGTCATTCGGGATTTCTTGGGCACAAAATACTTCGGATGCAGGTAATACAATAGTTGAAGCCGGAAGTTATTTGGAAAAGGCCATTGTACCTGCGGCACTAATTGTGGCGTTTGATGACGCGACTATCGCGAAACTGGGTGAATGGCCACATATTATTTACGGTGGGCGCAATGCAGCTTTTGGCAGTGGAGATGCATCTTCTTATGTTGAGTTTATAGCCACGGGTTATAAGCTTACAGCGATCATGTATGGCAATGGAAATAACTGTACGCTTACTATTGACGGTACGCCAAGCGTGCTGACGCCGCCAGCAGGTTGGAATGTAGTTACGTTGTTTGATGGACTGGCAGATAGTGCGCACCGAGTGAAATTACAGGCTGCATCGGGCGCGAGCCTTGCATGTGCTTTTGATGTAGTAGATACGTTTAGTCTTTCTAGCCGTGTCTCTCCATCGATTACTCATCCAACAGATATTTCAAATTACTGGATGTTTGAGATCGCGCCTTTCTCTACCTATGGTAGACTTGATTCTCTTCCGAACTACGGTGGCGGCTTTGGCTTCTACAGTCATCCATTCTCGTGGGGCAAGGGAACAGGTTTTGGTATTCGGTTCAAGTCCACGACTACGCAGATTCAGATATTTGCATATGGTTATACTGGTCAACAGTTTGTAGTAATTCAAGATGGCCTCGACGTTGGCGCGCCCGTCGCTATTCCAGCTGATGGCCTTTGGGGATTGCGTACCCTTGCTACGGGATTGAGCGGCGCGCACGAATACGAAATCATCCAAACAGAAGCTAACTCCCTTTGTACAGTGCTTGCCGTGCTTGCAGATACTGTAGATGCAACAGCGCACGCTGTTCGTGATCTTGATGTCTGGTATGGAGATAGTATTGTAGTCGAAAGTATCTTGACAGATGCAAGGCAAGGTGATGCGTTTATCGTAGCCCATGCCGGCGGGCGTCATGTATACCGAGCTGGTAATGGCGGACAAAAGGCATCTACCTTTGGTCGGGATAACACCGCACAGGTTACCGGACTTTCACAACAACCAGTAAAAATCTTTGAATGCTTTGGCGTGAATGATATGCAGCTTGGTGTATCGATTCCAACATTCCAAGCCGATGTGCAAACTATGCTGGTAAATCTTCGGGCGGGTTGCCCATCGGCTAAAATTTACTGTTGTGGAATTCTTGATGTTAATCCAACTGTTTCAAATTCCGCACAACGTTCAGCGTATAATGCTGCCAAGGCCGCGGCTGTGGCTGCAATCGGCGATCCCAATATAGTCTATATAAATCGCGATGGTTGGATTAACTACGCCACCGATACTTACGACGGCCTCCACCCGAACGCTGCCGGGTATGCAAAAATGGGTGCAGCTCAACTCTTGGTAATGTAAGGAGAATAAAATGCGTAAAGATCATTTTGATAAATTTGCAAAAGTTGCTGATGCACTGGATGATTTGGATCAAGATAGTCGGGCAACGAAAGTTCTCCGTACTCGTATTCACAATGCACTTGATAGCTTTTCGCATGTATTCACGGAAGAACAGTTCACCGCATTGGGCGGTGACGTGCCGAAAACTGAATAATGCTAATTGTACTTTTCTCTTTATCGCTAGTTCTCTTTGCGCTATGGTTAACCTGGCCTGAAGAGAACATGCGATGGATAGCGTTTACACTTCTAGCAAGTATAACTATATCTAATATCGTACACTTTTATAGTAATCCAAATAACATTCCCGGCGCATATACCATGACTGAAATGTTTGTGGCAACTGCAGCTTACGTGACTTGGGAATATCACAGATCACGATGGCAAATTATTTTGGGATTTTTAACCGCGATTTCAATTACTGCAAATATAGCACGGGCAAGTATTGCTCAACCAGATCGGATGCAAATTAACTTGCATGAAGGTATAACTAATATTATATTTATTCTAGAATGTCTTACCACAATTGGCATGGGAATAAATTATGGTATTAGAACTGGCCATTTCAGTAAGTGGCCTGGTCTTCGTCATGAGACTTCTCAATCGAATGGTCAAGGGAGTTGGAAAGCGTGACAACCGATCCAATTGAGTTCATTCGCGGTTGGATTAGTACAGGCGCGCTCGTTACAATTACTGGCTTTGCGGCTAGATTATTTGTTCAAAATCGCAAGCTTCGTATGCAAGAAAAGGTGGAAGACCGCCAAGGTTTTGGGGTATTGATTGAAGCGCTGTCGAAAGAGGTTGCTGCGCTTCGTGATGAGAATAGCGCACTGCGCAGAGAAGTCCGCGAACTCCATGGGTTGATTGACGGCATGTCCAGGGGCGATCTTCAAGTACGAACAAGTGCACAAATTTTAGAAATGCGTTCTATACCTCCAGCAACAGCCGCCGTTTTAGATCGGCTTGAAGGGAAATCGGAATGATACATAGTGATGCCGCAAGAGATCTGATTGCAAATTTCGAAGGTCGGCGCGCGCAAGCTTATCCCGATCCAGCGACGGGTGGTGAGCCCTGGACGATCGGCGTCGGCCATACCGGACCCGAGGTTCATAAAGGACTTATCTGGACGGATGCGCAAATCGACGCTGCGCTCGACACTGATCTTAAACGCTTCGATGAGGGCGTGACGAAACTAATTGGAAACGCACCGACAACGCAGCATCAGTTTGATGCAATGGTTTCATTTGCGTTTAATCTCGGGCTTGGTAATCTCGGTAAATCAACCTTGCTTACGGATCATAAAGCGGGTAACTATAAAAACGCTGCAATTGAATTTGCCCGATGGAATCGGGCAGGCGGTAAGCCGATGGCTGGATTGACTAGGAGGCGCGCGGCCGAAGCTGCGTTGTACGCGTCATGACCGAGCGCGAAAACCTCATTGCCTTTCTTGCAATAATTATTGCACTTGTAGTTCTATCCGCGCTCGGGGCCTTCACCGGTAAGCCCGCAGATCTCGCAATTATGACCGGACTTATCGGAGTGCTCGGAACATTTCGGCCGAAGCAACCTACTGGAACTACAAGCACCGGTGACGTAAATGTTAACACGAAGGAGACTGATAAATGAAACGAATTATTCTAATTGCGTTGGCATTATCCGCCTGCACCCCGATGGCAGATATCGTTGGTAATAATGGTACAGCTATTTCGAATGCAGCTGACAAGACGACGCTGGATGAACAACTTGGCATTGATGCTACTGCTGGGTATACGGCGGCCTCGAAGCTTGGTTATGTTCTTGCTAAGAATGGCCTGATTGATAAGGCTAAATTCAAGGATTACGATAACAAAGGCTATGCCGCAGTTCAGGTAATTCATGATGCCTATGAAACTGGTAATGCCCAGAATTACATAGCGGCAATAGCAAAAGCTAAAAAGGCCCGCGACGATATCGCTGCCCTCGTTCCAGCAAAGGTGAAGTAAAATGACTCTTGAACAAATTATCGCAACGGCAACCTCGATTGGTTCGGATTTGCCGGCTTATAAACAGTTGTTTGACCTTGTAGTAGCGGGTCACTCGGAAACAGATCAAACTAAGCTTCGCGAATCATATGCAGAGGCGCTGGCGGCCGCAGATCAGGCTCACGCTCAGGCGCAGTCTCTTTAAGGAATATAAAATGAAGAAATTTTTGCTAATCTTTGCGCTGCTATTTCCCGTCGTAGCAAGTGCTCAGCAACTTCCGGCAAGTGGCGGGCGTACTCAGGGGATGCCAGATGGATACGGTGATCTTGTTCAAGTAAATTGTAAAACGGGTTGTTCGGCATCTGGCCCAAGTTCTTCACAATTGCCTGCAACTCTTGGCCCTAAAACTGGAGCAGCTAGTCTTTCAGTTGTTCCTAGTACAGATACTCCGTTTTCAGTTCTCGGTACGAAACTTAATGACGGTACCCAGTCATCTGCAGGCGGCACACATCTCACGATGGGCGGTATTGATACTGGCACCAATGTTTATCGTCCATTACTAGTTGATAGTACTGGTCGAGCGAGTGTGGTTGGAACGCAATTTCCATCATCACTTGGCGGCAAGACGGGTGCAACAAGTCTTTCTGTCGTGCCGAATACCGACACAGCATTCCCGGCCAGCCAAAGCGGCACCTGGACGGTCCAGCCGGGCAACACGGCTAATACAACTGCCTGGAAAGTCGATGGGTCCGCCGTAACCCAGCCGATCTCGCAGGCGACGGCGAGCAATCTTAATGCTCAGGTAGTTGGCTCGACCGCGGCGGGTGCGACATACGCAGGCAAACCGCTTAACACCGGCTGTTATGGTTCGAGCACTGCGCCGACTGCGGTGACTAATGGTCAGATGCAAAATGACTGGTGCTTTCTCAACGGACAGCGACCGATAACCCTCGTCAGCAGCGGCGGGACGATCTTCACGTCGCCCTCCGACGCGACCGATGGCCAGACGGCGGGTAACATCGCACTTCTCACTACGGCCCGTTGTACGGTCTATAACGGAACGACGTGGAATCTCTGCCGGGGTGATGCGAACGGCATCAATACGCAACTCGCCGCGACAGCTTCGCGCTGGCAGTATGCGGCGGCGACAGGCGGCATCAGCAACACCACTACAGCGGTAACGGTCTGTCCGGCGCAAGGCGCTGGCGTTCGTTGTTATATGACCAGTCTTCAACTTGACGCGACTGCGCTTGGTACTGCAACTGAAGTGGCGGTTCGTGATGGCGCATCTGGTACTGTTATCTGGCGCGGGTATATTGGGACGGCTGGTGTTTCTAATGATAACATCGTGTTTCCGATACCACTAAAAGGTACTGCTAACACGTTAATGGAAGTAGTAACATTAACTGCAACGGTTACTGGCGCTGTCTACCTAAACGCACAAGGTTTTTCAGGGAATTAAATTATGGAAAAGATACAGCCGATTGAAAATTCATCAACTGATGCTTATGATATTTATCTTATACGAGTAGATAATAATACTCTTGAGGAGATAGAACGGTTAAAAGTATGGACTTGGCGAGACCTTGAGGGAGTTGGTACACTCGGGGGCCTACAAATGGCTTTAAATTATACTACCAGTTATATTGCTCAATCTAATGGCGATAAACTTGATATTATTAGAATCCGAAATGATCCTTACACAGAAGTACACATTATACCAGATACATTAGTTGATACAATTGATGTATCAGATGAAGGAGATATTCAACTTACTGATATTTTACAGCAATATAAAAATAATACTCACTATATTGCTGAACAAACAGCATAATTAAACCATCTTACTTTTCGGCACATACCCAATCCCACCTTCTGCAAATTTCTTTTCAATGAGTTTCGCCCGTTCCATAACGTCGATAATTCTCGCGACGTTGTGGGCGGGCGTTCTTTCCTGGAGGAAGTGGAAGAGACGGTGCTCGAGGACCGGGTTTTTATTCTTGTCCTTGATGAAGATTTCATAGATGAAGTGATAGGCCTCCTCGATAACTTTACCGTCGCCACCTGTTTTCATAGCTTTGAAGATATCTGGGATCGCGTGTTCCATTTCAGCGAGCCAATCGAGGGCTTCGGCGAAGTGGTCCAAGGTTATTTCGTAACCGGAACCCGAGGCCACGCAGGCGATCTGACAAAGTTTTAAAAGATGTGCTGGGCGGCGGGTAAGGTAGTCCGCAAGCTTTGGATGCGATGGCTGGGGGGCGCCGCCACTTCGTGCCCAGGCGTTAATCGCTTCTTTTACTTCATCAGTTGGAATGAGTTCCCCTACCATCTGATTCACCGACTTCAAATCATCGACAAGGTTATTCCATAACTTACTGTCGAACTCAAACTCTGCAAACATATCTGTAAAGTCAGCGGCCCCGGAGTACACCATAAGGACTCGAGCCATGAAGCCATGTTCCCAGGCACCTTCGGGGAGGAAGCCATTTAGGTAAGTCGGGGTTGTGGCCGAGAACATATTCAGCTGCGCCGACGGAATATTAATGTTGATTTTGTTCGTTCGCCGAGTCTCGGAGTAGTTCTTACAATCCCAAAGATCCGTCAGGGTGTTCATAAACTCCCCGTCGTAAGCTGGGAGAAATACGCCAAGCTCATTGACTACGATGGATAAGGAGTTGAATGAAAAGATCGGAGGTGTCGCCATTGGCCGAATGATCTTTCGCTCGGCGCCGTCGAGTGCATCTATCAGCGAAGCCTTTGTAACTGACGTAGGGGCAAGGTGAACGTTCGCGTTCTCCGCTAATTCTCGAAGTAACTCGTAAACCGTATTGGTCGCGAGAGACTTTCCGGTCCCGGCTTTACCCACCAGTACTACGTACATGTTCGGGAAGAGCTTTCCCTTCGCAGTTCGCAGCCAAACCTTGCGCTCGACTGCAGCAGCCAGCGTATATATCGCGGCCCACTTGCGCCAAAGCACTGGCGATCCTTTACCCTCGGTATAGCTAATAAAGCCGTCCACCCAGTTAGCTAGGTGGCGGCCCTTTGCCTCTGCGAGTTTAACGACGGTCATAAGAGAACTTGAAGGGAGAGTTTCCTTTGTGGTTTGCGAGACCGCTGGTCTCCGCCTTTATATTTCTTGAGGCCTTCGGGATTTCCATCACTATAATTTCCCCAGTTCCAGCCAGTCTTGGCCTCGGTTGGGACGGAAAACTCACGTCCCTTTTTAAGTATGATAGTGGAGCGGAGAGTCTCCAGCGCCCACGGTACGATTTCATCTTCGAGTTCTTCGGGGTATTGGAATAGAATGGAGTCGTGGACTTGGATTAAAAGTTGTACGCGGTTCGCGCGCCAAAGGGCTAGGATGCCTGTGTTGATTTCATCGCCGGTCATGGACTGGGGGGAATATGCGATTGCTTTTCTGTGAGTGGCTGCGTCGGTGGGGCGGCCGAAGAAGAAGCGACGGCGGCCGTAGAGGGTGGTTAGGGGTTGGAAGTTTTTTATCTGAGAAATGGTTGCGGTGTGCCAGGCGGGAATGCAGGGGAAGGCGGAGAAATAATTTTCGTGAAAGGTTTTTACAGTTGAGATAGGAAGCTTAGCGTGCTTTGCCATCGTCGGGGGAGTGCCAAGGTAGTTCGATCCATGCCCGAGTTTTTTAGTAAGGTCTCTGTAAGTGAGATGTCTGTAAGCAAGTTGATCAGCAATTTCTCGATCTGATCTTCCGGTATCCCAAGGAAGTATTGGATTAGACATTTTGCAGACTGTAGTGTGAAGATCGCCTCCCTCACAGACATCGAGATATTTTCCTGCATCTTTCTCACTCCAATCAGGGTTGTCGATAAATAAGTCCCAGCAAAGCGCCCCGACATTACGGGCATCAGCCTGCTCGAGATCGAGGTTGGCGAATTTCATTCCGGGGTCGGCGACGAAGACGCTCCGTAAACTCTCGGTTACGTTTTGGAGGTTAGTTCCTGTTCCGAAATCAGATACACTTGAAGACCACCGTCCGGTGTCAGTTCCTGCAATTGAAAAGTTACTCCGCATGCGGCCATCCGTATCGATTCCTGTTTCAAGAAATCCGATCGACTTACCGAGATCCCGGAGACATAGAAGGTGGTTGATAATGGGTTCAGCAATGAAGTTAACGGATAGTTTTTCAAGAGCCTCCCGGTCTGTAGTTGGGGCATACACTCCATTTGCATTCCTTTTCTTCTGAACTGGAAGTCCCATGACTCCATACAGTAATCTTCCAAGCTGCGCCGGCGATCGCCAGTTAACGCTCACGCCCACGCCTTCAAGAATGATCTGGTCAAGTTGACTTTCAAGCCGGGTAAGTTTCGCCCGCATTTCTTTCAGCGTCTTTGCCCGCGCTCGCTGATCAACCTTCACGCCGCGAAGCATCATTTCGAGGACTGGGGCCTGGAGGGCTTTGGAGAATTCGTAGGTTCGGCGAGCGTGGGTGCGGTTCTCGGGGCCGGCATCTAGATGGGGGAGCATATTTTCGTAGCAGTCAAGAGTGACTGCGGCGTCCAGCCCGTTGTAAACTAGATGCGCAATGTCTGGCGTCAACGACACAGGATCAAGGGTCTCGGTATGGATTACCTGCACGGAAAGTAATCCTCCCCTACGAAGGTGATGAATTTATTTGTAATCTCTGCTGCGTCGATCTCGGCCATGACTCCTTTGGAGTCCTGCCATCCATCTAACTTCAAAACCCAAAGTTCTTTGGCCGCGCTGAGCATCGCGAGATTATAAGTTTCCCAGAATTTAAATTCAGGTGGCATGGAATATTTTATGGCGAGCGCATGGCAATGAACGATGGGGGAGAAGATGGGGCGTTCGCGGGCGATGGCGCGGGCCACGAAACGCTCGGCGGCCTCGAAGCGGGCGGTCATGGTAGTGGGGTCTGAGTGGGTGTAGGGGGATGCGAGGTAGATCATTATTGATTTCCTAGAAATTGAATATGACCATCAGAACCCACTGGTAAAATTTCAATAGCTAGACCTTTCTCAACTTTAATCTGAAGGGCACGCATTTCAAAAAGTGCTAGCATCTCACGGGCTTTTTGAATAATTGATTCATTACCTGACCAAGGCTTTTCATTATCTAAAGTTAGAACACGATCAATTAAAGCCCGGATAACTTCTTGGCATGAAGTTCCTGGATATCCAGTACTATGAATAGCCGGGTCTTTGTAAAAAGTTAGTTCAGTCACACCTTCATTTTTAAGATTTGCGAGATGATATTTGTGACCTGATTCGATAACATGCATCTCATTCATCCTTCTTTAAAGTAGTAATCTTCCGCATGTGTTTCCAACTAGCCTCATCCGTGTAAATTGAAGCAAGAAAACCTAATCCTTTTTGCATTTCGGGTTGCATAGCGTGGTGCATGAGCATAGTATCTTCGATGGCGTTAGGGCAAATAATGCCGTATCTCCGCCAGAGATATTGGATATCATAGAGACCATTCTGAAAAAGGGATGGAAATTTACACCAGTCGGAAATATACTTCCATACGATTTTCTCATCGGCCGCACTCCAAAATGATCTGCCTTCTGCCGACACAATCGGCACCACGATAGCTACATCAGGCCTCGGCGAAAAACCAATACAAGTAATCTGCTCCAGCTTCGTCTCAATATCAATTGAAACCAGCTTTGGTTTATAAAGGTACCGGGTCTCCGCCCATGATAAATCCGCGAGCGTCTCGACAATATGGATCTCCCGTTTCGGCCGGCGAAATTCCTTATATACACTTTCGCGCTTGGCTTTGTCAAGGTCGGCGATGACTACTGGACGGAGTTCCCACTGGCGACTTATAGCTGAAGGTGAATATGTAGGAAGAAGTTTAATCCCAGGAGTAAGACGAGAAGCAACGCAAATAGCGCCGCGAGAATTGCGAATGCCGGATGACCCCGTGAAGGCCCACGCGGCCGCCGCTCCAAGGGCGACGATGACATTGGGAGAAGCGGCGATGATTTCTTGGGTGAGTCTTTCCAGTTCACTTGCGTACTCCTTTAGTACGTATTTGCCTTTGAGAAGTTCGGGGGCGCCGGGGATGCCTAGGGTACGGGGGCCGCAAAGGTTCTTGATATCTGTAGATGGCTTTGGCCGGATATTGAAAACTGAAGTGACGAAACAATCACGACGGGATATACCTACCTGCGCAAGCATCCCATCGAGAACGTAGCCGGCAGAGCCAGAAAAAGGCCGGCCGGTTTCCTCATCTTCGACAGTCCAGGCCTCGCCGACGAGGGCGATGTCAGGCATTTAATGCTGCCCATCGAATTTCATCTAATTCACTTTCATCTACTGCAAGCAAGTGCATAAGCTCTTCATCTGTTCGTTCAGGATTTATCCGAAGAAGTTTAAGATACTGCTTAACTTCGCGTCGGCGATATTCTTCCTCATCCATAGTAAGCCTCCCAAGCTACGTTGAAAAAATTCACGTCCTTTTCGATACCGAGGATGGAATTCGCGCCGAGTGCTTCTGCAGCTTTAAGTGCATTCGCACTACCGCAGGTAGGATCAAGGAATACGGTGTATTCGTCTACGCAAAGGCGAAGAAAGTGTCGGAGCATTTCGACAGGCTTTTCGTTCATATGAAGGACTTTATCTCCACCTCGATATGCGTAGGCATTTGCGACGGGTCCTTGCCCATGTGACCCCGTTGCAAGCTGTCGATCACCGCGAGAGCAAAAGAATGCAGTTTCGTATATTCTACGGGGACCTCTTTTGGGATCTGGAAGGATACCTGTATTGTCGGATTTAAGCCAGATAAGGGGGAAGGGGTTGACCATCCAGCCAATTGAACTAAGGGCGTCCTTGGTGCGCTGATAGTAATCCAGCGAGAACCAGAAGATAAGGTGGGCTGACTCGGCGACGACATTTTCCATGCTCCTAGTAAGTGTCGCCAATAGCGACCAGTACACGTCTTCTCCATCTTCGTAAGTGCCGAACGCGCCGCCCGCCCCCTGATCGGAGTTATGCATTCCGACTCCGTAAGGAAAGTCACAGTGGATCATGTTGAATTTTGGGCCGGAATAATCGGCGGCCCACTCGGCGAAGTCAGCGTTGATAAGGGGCGGAAGTTTGGGGGCCGGGAGTTCTTCGGTTACGCCAGTGTCTACCGCAGTTTGTGCGATTGTCGCCGTGACCTGGGCAAGCGCGGATTCTTTACGACGGGAAAGCGCGCGCTCGGAAATTCCCTTGGCTACAGAAAATGCCGCGGCTTTAGCGACTTCCGGTTTTTCCATATTCCCGGCGACGAGTAGAACTTGGTTCACCCATTTGCGAGATAGGCCGGTGGCTTCGGCGGTTTTCTCCTGGGTCCATCCAGGTTCGTGATTGGAGTAAAGCTTATGAAGGCGGGCGATGGTTTTGACCTGATCCTGCCATGGAAGGTCTTCGCGCTTGATGTTCTCGTCGAGTTCGAGGATTTGCTTTTCGAACTCAGAAAGCGTGTCGAAAAGTTTTACCTCAATCTGGGTCCAGCCTAGCGCGCGGCAAGCCGTGAGACGGCGCTCGCCCGCGAGAAGGTTATCATCCTCGTCGATGACTATCGCGTTGATGAGACCGATGCGGGAGATGGAATCGGCGAGATCTTCGATGCCGGTAAGCTCGCGGCGCTGACGGCCCTCGCGATCTACGATGATGGAGTTGATGTCGCGGATCATGTGATTTTTACATCCTTAATAAATTGATAGCTGTCCTTAAAAATAGTTTGATCTGCCTTCATCCGCATCCAGGAAGTAACTTGCGCAAATTCACCATCATGCTCAGCTTTGAAACGCACAAGTGCAAGGTGAACGGCAAGAGAGATAATCTCCTGCATGTTCTTATATTCCTGCGGTGGAATGGCATCTTCATGAGTTTGCATTGCAGATTGTACTGCATAATCTCTGATGTATTTCATCATGAGTTCGGTGCGATCAGGACCGTATATCATCCGATCACCTCAAGTAAAGTGTCGAGGGACACCGGAAGAAATCCGAACTCACTCATCCCATTATTCATCTGCCGGCGACATGCTTGCAACATGGCTGTGTGATCGAAGAACTTGGCATCAGTTCGATCGGATGAGTAGGTGCCGGCGGCGGTGAACCAGCCGGAAAGTTTGGTGGACCAGAGGAGGTACATTATTCTTGCTCCTGATTAAACTGATTTAGCTTCTTGTCTAAGTGATCTTCATAAAGCCGAGCGTGTTCTGGATCGGATACAGGATCAAAGCCGCAATATCTGCAGACTTCTTCAGCCGGAGAAAAAATAGTTCCACAAGCTGGACAATCATCATAGTAAGATAACTTACTCATTCTTCTTCTCCTTACTAGAATACCGGGCCGCCGAGAGAGGATAGCGTTTTATGCATAGACCTAGCGGGTGTTGAGTTCGGAGTACCATACACCGATCCGCTAATTACCATCCCGATACTCAAGTAAGGAGGGGGCCGAAACCCCCTCCCGTTAATCTAACGGAGCCGTTTTTCCAATATTCGCGTGGAAAATATCTGCGTCATTCTTATCCTGCTTCCACACGATCGGGGCCAGGAACTGCTGGTTCACCGAGTTGTTGATGGCGACGTTTAGCGGTTCCGACTCGTCGGCGCACTTCACATGCTTCATGAGGAAGGTCTTGACGCGGTCGAGGGACTTATCGAACTCGACCTCATCTTCCTTGTTGAACATGAAGCGGACGCTTTGCATGATGTTGGAGATTTCCCCCTTGTAATCATCCATCTCCACGTCTTCCATAGCCTCAACGGCGCGGACTGGGAAGTTCAGGATATCCCACTTGCCGTCGGCCGAAGTCGTAGACTCGGGAAGCTTGGTAATGGTCCAGCGGTAAGTGCCGACTGGGGGAAGGGGAGGGCGTTCGATGTCTGCGAGTTTCTTAGAGGCGACATCTGCAAAATTAAGTGCCATGAGATTATTTCCTTGGGATTAATGATGGTTGAGTGATTGCTTTTTCATGCGACCAGCCTAATCTGATCCTGGATCGTAAAGTAGTTCTATGTACTTTGCATCTATTATCCTCCAGCCAATAAGTGAAAGGTTTAGTCTCGCCAAATGCAGTTAACATTTTGGTATTGTACCTATTGTTTGACTGTTCTCGACGGGATTTCCAACAACAATTATTTGGAGTATAATCTCCATCATTATCATTTCGCTCTAGTGTTAAAAGAGGACTGTAGCCATTAAGCTCGGCCCAAGCTTTAAACACCTGAAATTCATTCCATTCAGTGCAGATTTTAATTCCGCGCCCGCCATAATAGCTATATGTATCACGTCGAGGGTCATTACATCTCCGCCGCATATTATGCCAAATTTCATATAGTCTAGTATGACGTACATTCATTATCGTAGCTTTTCAAAAATTGTTGCGAGCCCGGTTTCGAGAGGAAGTTCCGCTTCAATTTCTGGATTCGGAATTTTTAAATCAATGATACCAGTTGGCATGGTTTTGATTTTACGTCTGGTATTTTTACCTGCGCCTGAGGTTTCAGCGAGAATAAGTGTATTGAAGTAACGAGGAATAACTGGTCCAAGTGCAGACCCAATAGCGTTAACATGGCCTTTATGGCTACCCTCAGTAACTTCCTTATAAGATACATGAGAAATTACTATAACATTCATTTTAAATTCAGCGCCAGTTATCATAGCAAGGACAGATTCCACAGCCTGCTGTGCCGTAAAATACCAATTCCGTCCATCTTTTGCAGTAGGATTCATGCCTTTGCTCCATTCAAAAGCAGCACGTCCAAAGGCACTAAGACTATCGAGAACAAAAATAGTTTGAGGGTCCTCTATTTGTCCCCATTCAGTGAGCTTATCTAGAGCATCTGTGAATGCTTTAGGTGAACCTTTAATAATGGGACCAGCTCGTGTTGATTTATATATGTCGCGATAAGTCTCATATTCTACATTACGTAATTTATCTGAACATTGTTTTTTCGCGTAGTTTATAAGACTATCAAGTCCATTGTCCATGTCAAGAATTTTGAATTTATAACCTGCTTCAAGCAATGATACAAGACTACCTGTCTTTCCTGTACTGCTATCACCTATATAAATTAGTTTCGTATAATCAGATGATTGATGTTCATCAAGTGTAGGCATCACCTAATCTCCAACGGGTTCATCGCCGTGCCTTGCACATAGTCGGCTTTCAAGAATTGTTCACGGACCTCAGGAGAGCGTGAACACGCCCGCCTGTACATGCATCCACCATAATTACTGCAAGCTGTTGGGTTCATGGGGAAATGGTTTTCCTTCGTCGCCGTTCGCGCGCGCTCGATATCCAGCATGGTGTTGTCGTACCATTCGTTAAGCTGGCTGGCGCTACGGAATGTGAATCCTCGCTCGAACCGGGTAAAGCCGACGGCGATTTGCGCTGCGTCGATCATTACTCCGTGGATCGGGATCGCGAGGCTAGCTTTGCCGAGGAAGGTGTACATACTCATCTGCGTATCGGGGGAATAGCCCTCGAAGTAGCGCTGAGAGATTGTGGACTTTGTGGTCTTTTGATCCTGAATATATGGGTTATGGGCGTACTCGACTACGCGGTCGAGGTGGCCGGTGAAGAGGAGGTCGTTGTCGACTGGGAGAATTATCGAATGCTCGACGGCGGCGGAGCCATCCGCGAGGATCACGGTCTTCGCTGCGTCGTCCGTGAAGTGGTCGAGATACCAGATGATGGAGCGGATAAGGTTAGGACGGTTCTTGGCAGAGTCGCAGGTTTCCCAAGGCCAGCCCGTATCGGGGATGGCCACACCCTCATCGTCCACCTCATAATCCCAGGTCACAATCATGGCATCGGCAACCACGTCTTCAATCGCGTTCTCGCGAGAGACTCCGTCGGCGATGGCTTTGTGAAAATTCTCGAGGGCCGACGCGTAATGCAGGCCGAACCGAAGATGCATGGATAGGCCCTCGACCTGCCATCCGTCGATCATAGTAAGTTTGTATTTGTAGAGGCATTCTTGGGTGAGTTTAATGGAGGTGGAATTCCATGCGTACTGGAGACCGTGCTCGTCAAAGGGGGATGGACTAGTCATTTAAAATTCCTTCACACACTAGTTCACTTTGCATAATTTCAATGAGTTCGATTGCGTGAGTTAAGAGTAATTTAGTTTTAAGTTCAACTGCATTAGTGTTATTCGCAAATAATTTTTGCATGTCTTCAAAGTCTTTAAGTTTTTGTGGCAGCTGTTTACACATCAAAGGCATAAATAATTCCTATAGCGAAATCTTCAGCTTACTTGCCAAATCACTAATTTGCTTCTGCTTCTCAGTCGGCGGCTTCGTGCTTCCAGCCTTAATGTTTCCTGCGTTGAAGGCATGGCGGGAGGCGCGCATGGTAGTGATGATCTGGGTAATGTCGGATTTGGTGAGGGAAAGGGGGTCGCGGGCGAAAAGTTCAGAGATGTCGGTCATCTTGTACCTCCACGGTTTTTAAGAGACGTTCCATTTGACCTGTTAAATAATCTAAATCTTTTAAGACTTTTTCAAGAGCTGAAGTTGCTGTTGCTATATCACTATTAAGTTCGGTGAATTCATTCATTTGATCTTGTGTCATAAATTCACTCCCACAGGGTTCGGTGCTTCTCCCCCTTCGTTTACCTTATCAAGGTAATTTCGGAGGAGCTTGCGGATGATGACGGCGGCCCCGATGTCGGGATAAAGGTCTTGAACCCGCTGGTAGTCGCCGGAGTAAAGAAGGAGGGTGTGTTTTTGAAGCTCACTTGCCATCATCGATCTCCGCATTGTCGATGAATTTTTCCATTCGATCAGTAATTTTAGATATATCATGAGCTGCCTGATCAATGACTCGACGTAATTTGTCAATATCTTTTATGAATGTTTCAACAACATTCAATTCTTTAGTTGTCATCGCCTGTCACCTTAACTATCCAGAGGTCCTCTCTGGGATTGAGTGGGGAGATTAGGAATGAAAGGGGGAGAAGCGCGGGGTCCTCCTTGCGGAGGGGGTAAAGCTTTTGCCTCAGCTTCTCCGGATCTTTCGAGGATACTATTACGCCGTAGGTAGAATGGAGGGCGGCGTAAAGGAGTTCGATGAGGGGCATTTAGTCCTCGTCGTCGAGTTGCTCGATATCAGCCTCGAACTCTTCGGCATCTTCATTTTCTTCGGGGAGTTCGATTGCAAGACTTGGCCGTAGAGAGTTTTGGAATGCTACAATCTCTGCCGTGAGTTCTTCACCCACATCGAGCGCCTGGGCGATTTCATAGTTATCCGTTTTCGGAATGAAGCCGAGGAACTCATCGTTGTAAACGCATTTCACTGCGTTGTGGTCGTAGGGATTTTCGGCGTCGCGCTCGAGAATGAGAATATCGCCGACGCGGAGGGACTTGATGATGTCTTTGGTTTCTTGAGGGCGGAAGTTGGCGCCGACCATGTCGCAGAGGATTTGCATAGCGGGAGTCCTTATTAAATATTAGAGACATGGGTCGGATTTGCACCAACTACCTCCGCCAAACTCCGTAGTAAACTACGTCCGACTGCGACGGAGCCCTTGTCGGGCCGGGGCTTAGCTCTACTAAGCTGCCATGTCATATTAAAAAAGGTGAACCCCGACGGCCAGGGGAGGAAATCCGCCGGGGTTCTAGCCAGAGCAAAAGGGCGGGATGCTCTGGCTAACTGTGGCCCCCTCGACCCGGAGTACCTGACAGTCGAGGGGACCTAGCGCGACGAGGATTGGCAACACATCTCATATCCAAAATGTAGTGCTACCAGCATTCGCGCTATCTCTTAAAGCTGAACGCCGCCCGCGCTTTCCAGCAACGCTGCCGACTTCTTCTGCTTATCGGCTACGTTCTTGGTCGCGACCTTGAGAACATCGGGGAGGGCGGAGATGCGGTCGATCTCGCCGTCGATCTTCTCGCTCCAAGATTCCTCGGTTTCGCCTTCGGGCGCCACGGTGAGCTTGCGGCCACTGGCTGCCAGGTTCTCCTTGATAAGTTCCTTGGCGATCTTGCGCGCCTCGGTCTCGATGGGGTCGCGCTTGACGGAGGCGGAACCGGACGACATATTGAAGACGTAGCTCGCATCGCGTTCAGCGACCAAGGCGTTTGCCTCGTCAGTCTTGCCGGCCTCGAGAAGCTCCTTCAGCTTCTCGCGAACGTTATTGCCGATGTTCTCGGAACGAACTTGATTAAGCGCACGAGCCTCGGCCGCAGTGAGGACGGCGCCCTCGACATACGGCTGGGAGAGGTTGAACGCGACGCCGTGGATAATCTTCGACTTGGTTTCCATGTTGGTACTTTCTTTCATTGTGGGCGGGATGCCGATTACCGTGATAACGATTTATGCGGGGAATGCAAATGGTTTTGCGAGGTTGGTATGGTTGTGGGAAGTCGGTTACAGGACCATATTACGCTCGTCTCATTGCTTGTCGATGTCGTGCCATAGATCTGTAATGATCGCTATAGTTATCTTCATCCTCGTCTTCTCCGTATTGGTGTGAATGGGGATAGATCGGTTTTTTACAAACAGGACAACAGCGCTGATAATCACAAATAGCAACTTCACAGCATCTTGTGAAATGTGTACTATTGGTAGATGAGCAATAAAATACACCCGGCATTAATTTACCTTTCCATAATCTTCAGTTCGAATAAACCCAAGAAACTTCTTAGCCCTAGTAATGATGACGTAGCGAAGATTTCTATCTTGGCCCTCGATATCCAACAGATGCTGATCAAGGAAGAATACGTAATCGTACTCCAAACCCTTCGACTTATGCCCAGTCATGCACTTTACTGGTCCCGAAGACGAGAACAGGTGTTCTGCATACGCAATGCTTTCGCCGAGCGTGGCGCCTACCTCCGCGAAGATAGTCATACATTCAGCTTTGTCCTCGACGGCGCGGATCCCGGACTTTCGGGCCTTTTTGAGTTGCGCCTCTTTCCAGTCCGAGATGTTTTGGAAAACTTCGTTTCGAGACATAGAAGAGTTGCCGAACTTCTTCATTACTTTCAGTAAGGCTTTGCCAATATCATTACCAGATAGCTCGGGATAGCGTCCGGCTTTCAGCAAAGTGATTGCCATTCGGAATAGTGGCGCGTTATTTCGGCAGATGATCGCGCTGCCATCGGGGATATCCTCGGTGGTCCAACCGGAGTACCGACGAACTTCGCCCTGGATCGCCCATTCAGGATACTGCATCGTGGGCGCCCGCCATCGTGCGGCCTCGACTACGGAGATGGGGCAGCGGAAAGAGATCGAAAGGGGAAGTTCTACCATGGAAAAGGTAGATTTAAGGAGGTCCATGGATTCTTCGTGCGCGCCCCGAAAACCATAGATGGCTTGGCAATTGTGCGTTACAATATTATCTGCAACGTATAAATGATTATCTGAAACTGTTAATGAATACACTTCCAAATCTTCTACCCATTCGTGTAATACTTCCACAGGTTCCCAGGCGGCTTTAGCGCTTTTTGAATCCCCATTATAAGGAAGCATGAGACAACCTGAAATTAGGTTGCAAGCCTGCATAATAGATGGTCTAAGGAGACTAAATTTAGCTGGAAATCCTTTTTGCCAAATGGGGTATTCCATCATACGATTATAATAGTCAAAACATTGTTCAGCCCGTTCGGTTAAATTAACTGAAGCTAGAATATAACTCCAAGCCTCATCAAGATAATCCTGATTAGCAAACCCAATGTTTTGATTAGGGCAAATAAAAGTTATATCTGGAATACCAAAATGCGCTTGGGCAACCGCCTCCTCTAGAGCTGCTTCTCGCTCTGTTTTATAAACACCTAATATCCAATAAGCATCTGCTCCTTCCGCGTGTGCTCGTCGTGTAGGTCCACTCCCACATTCATAATCCATTTTACAGCGGCCAAGTCTAAATTTATCTCCTTTACGCATCACGTAAAGAGCGTAATATTTTCTAAAAGGCTCGAACGAAGCATAACAATGATGGTTTTCTGTATATTTAGACGACTCACCTGCAGCCATTTTAACGGTTGTAAGATTACCTTCAAAAAGATTTGAACTAATACCTTCGACAGTTCTATTGAAAATGAAAGCTCCTTCGCCATTATATCCAAGTAATTTGTCACCTACTGATAGCTGTTCAATAGGTACTTTACGTAATTTAGGAGGATTCCAACGATCACCCAATTTATCTACTACAGTTACTAATGTTCCAGCAGGTTGACAAGCGTCGCCAACAGCTATGATGCGTTTTGTCACTAGTTTTTTTAGCATGGCATGGTTTAGCGCGGAAAGGTCCTGGGCTTCGTCGATCAAGATGAGAGGGTATCGCGGGAAGGCCCCGATGCCTAGGGTTGGCATGAGGATTTGGTCGTCGTAGTCGCAGATTCCCTGCCACGCCTGCTTTATGCTTTCAGAGGTTACGTGGACTACTAGTAGTTCTTCTTCCTCGGTTAGCTTTTCATCAAGGTGGGCGAAAAACTCCTGCTCACGCATAAGCGCCTTCATCCTGGGGGTGCCTTCGGGGATGAAACCGCAGGCTTTACCGAAGCGAACTGTATTCATGAGGTCGGCCATACGGGGGTAAAGGATTTTCTTCTCCTCGGGAGAAAGGGTTTCCATGTAAGCTGATGTGATGTCGTAGACTTTAGATGATTCGATCCGGAGTCGGCGGCCGATGGCGTCTTGCCAAATGCGGTGGCCAAGGCTATTTAATGTCTGACAAGTGCAGTTTCGAGGCATTCTTTCCTGCATTTCAACTGCTATCTTTTTATTAAAGCAGAGGGCTAAAATTTTAAGATCGGGAAGGGCCTCGGCGAGGAGGACAAGGGTGGAAGTTTTGGCCGCACCGGCAAGGGCGGAGACTAGA